ACAGTTGTGCGCTAGCGACAGCGTCCAAGGCTTGTTCCGCTTCGAGGCGAAGGCGGTCTTCGTCCGACCCGAACGTGGAACAGTCGATGTTCAGACCCACGTACACGGCACAGTCGATGACGGTCGGGCCGCCACTCGCAATCATGCTGGGGAACGGCCCACAGCTATCGGTGCGGAAGCCTTCGGCGTTGGAGCGTTGCTTGTACGTGATCCCGTCCTCATGCCGCTGATCCGGCATCGGAGTGGTCCCGACAGTTGTAAGCATCGACCGACGAGGAGGCGTGAGCAGGCGCGGTGGATCTACTAGTGCTTTGACCATGAGCTACTCAATCCTCCTCGTCGATTCCGTGACTACTGGGCTCAGGAGCCCGGGGCGCAAATGTCGGCCGGGTTGATGTTCGTTCCGACGTAGCCGCCGTTAGCACACACCGTTTGCTGTGCCCAGATCGCCTGCACTCCGAGCGGGATAACCGTCTCGAACGTTTCGACGAACGTGCGGAAGCTGTTGTCGTTCACGAGTGCTGCGTCACGCACGATGCCAAGATCGAGTGTGCCGCCGTCGCCGTGAGCGAACGTGCCGGTCGGGAAGAGCGCCCACTGTACGGTCGACGGGTACGTTGCGAGCAACGAGTTGTCGGCCTGGGGTGGGAACACATTCGTGCCGGAGCCCGAGACGATTGCGCCGTCGTAGTGGAATACGAGCCGGATGTTGCGTTCGGCGAACAGGTCGCGAATCTTCTGGGCCGTCCAGCGGGCGTCGTTGTCGATCGGGAAGCCCGACAGAATGGCGTCGTCCTGCCACAAGTTCACGGTCCACCACGGCAGCAACAGCGTCAGTTCCAACGCTTCGTCGGTGCGGTGACGGTTGCGCAAGCCAGCCGCAGCAACGTTCACGTAGCGGGCCAAGTCTCGACCGGCACCCACGTCAGACGTTGCGGTGACATTGGTCGTGATCGAAGCGTCGCGAATGAGGCGAAGCAAGCGCGATTCGGCCTGGCGTGCGTGAGCGGCAAGCGACAGGTCGGAGAACACTGCTGCGCGTTCTGGGCTGAACCTGTCCATGCCGACACCGAACTCCAACTGGAGGTAGATGGCGTCGACATTGACTTCGGTCTCAGCGGCGCACGGCACGACCTGGTACGTCTTGTCGACGCCTGACGTGTCTTGTGCTTCGGTGATGATACCGATTGCCTGGTTCGGTGAACCGCCCGCCACGCCAATGTTGGCGAGTGATGGGGGGAGCGTGTAGCGGACGCCACCACGATCGAGGCGCATCGGCATGAGGCCGTCACGGACCGGGCGTTGCGCTTGCGACAGGTTCTGCTGCTCGTAGTAAGCGTCGACCGGGCCACACACGCCACCTGCGGCGGTGAGTGCTTCAGGCTGGATCGCTGCGTGCATCGCGTCGCCGAGGCTGGTACCGGAAAGGCCACGCATGTCGCGGTCTCCGTAGAAGCCTTCCATGCGGACGACCGACGCCGAACCTGAACCTGTGGTGCGCGACATTGCCTGCCACTTGCGGAGCATCAGTTCGCCGACCTGTGGCCGTGAAATGTCTGTTCCGCCAGGAATGGTGCCGTTGTCGGCCAAGGCGTACATGCGTGCGCGTGGCTTGGTGCGAGCGGGCGATGCAACAGCCTTCTTCGGCATCTTCGCGAACGCTGCGGCAGCGACGGGCTCCTTCACCTCGTCCTCAACCTTTTCCACGTCGTCGGTGGGTTCGCCTTCGGCGGCTACCTCGTCGGCGGCCTCCGTGATTTCATCCTCGGCCAGCAAGGCGTCCAGCTCGGCAAGCCGCGACTCACGGGCTTCGACTGCTGCGGAACGCTCAGCGATGAGGGTGCGGGTGGCGCCGATGAGTTCGACCGCTCGTTCCATCGAGGAGACGGTGTCGTCCGTGGCGGGAAGGTCACGCTGCTCGGTGTAGATGGCTCGCGCCTTCTCACCTACGTCGCGTACTTCATCATCGGACAGGGTGTCGGCTGTGGCCAGTAGGTCGGCGAGTTCTTGTATCGGGTCCATCGGGTCCTCCGTGGGTCGGGGTGAAAAGTAGCGATCCATCGGATGCCCGGCGACGGCCTGGTCGGCACTCCTGGTGTGAGAGTAGCTGGTTACTTGTCGAGCGAAGCGAACTTGGCTGCGGCGATCTGCGACCTGTCCAGAAGCAGCTCGTCGTTCAGCCGGTCCTCGGAAGCCATCGCTGCACGCTTGCGAACCGCTAACGCTTCGAGGCGCATGAACGCTTCGAGCGTGAACGCTTCTGCGGTCGTGTCTTCGTCTGCGCGCCACTTCGCCGGGATGCCTGCTGCGGTGATCGCGTACTGCTTGCCTTGTTCGATGATGGCTTTGACCGGGAAGCCGCCAGTGTTGACGCACAGCGCTGCGACGAGTTCGTAGCCGCCTGCCATGTGGCGCCAGTCGCCCGATACCCGGCAGGCCCGGAGGCGTTGCATCTGCTCGTCGGTGACGTGTGGCAGGACTGAGCCTGCGAACCAGATTCCACGCGCATCTTCGCCGACGTTTATCACTGCGACGGCTGTGCCGGTTTCCTCGTAATGGGCTTTGGTGCGCGCTGCGCTCCACCGGCGTTCTTGCCCGTGGTCAGGGTGGCGTGTGTCCATCGTGAGGACACCGACCTGCATTTCGTACCCGTCATTGGTGAGGGTGGCAGCGCCGATGAACTGGGAGTAGCTGGTGCGCGATTCGGGCGGGGTGATGCACCGATCGGTGAACCCGATGTGGCATGTCCCCCAAAGGGCGATGTACCCGTAGATGCGGCCGTCGCGTGTGACCATGACCTGCCGGGGTGGGTCGCTTGCCGCGAACTCGTCGGGGTGGCGGAACCATGTTGCAGGCGGGTGCAGCGGGGCAGCAGCGGTAAGCACTGGTTCACCCTCGGCAGACACGACCACAGCGGTCGGCCCTTCCGGCCCCGTGAGAACCTGGAGGGTGGCGCCCGGTTCGATCGGTTCGGTGGTGGGTGACGACTCGTTGACAAGCTCAACCGCTTGGGCGGGGTCCGCCGGTAGTTCGGTGTCGGCTGGTTCGTCGACGGCTAGGGCCAGTTCCGGCACCTCATCCGGGACGACCTCATCGGTGGGGGTGTCGTCGGCCGCAGCCGGTGCCGTGTCGACGCGTGTCAGCCTGGTTCGGGCGAACGCTGGGAATGGGAGCAGCGTTGCGCCCATCACTTCGGCTCCGTAGACGACTTCTTCGACGGTGACGGGATTGCCTGCCTCATCGGCTTCGGTCACTTCGATGTCGCCGCTACTAACTGCGAGGTCGAGGCTGACACCGAGCACCTGATCGTCGGCCCACTTGATCGCTTCTTTACCGGCAGCGACCGTTTCGTCAAGCTCGACTGTGGCTTGCATCGTGTCCAGGTCGAACGCTGTGATCTTGCCGCACAGCTCTGCGCCTTGATGGTCTTCGGTTGTCTTCGTGAGAACCATCATCGGCAGCGGCAGGTCGCGCGTCGTGAGCGCCCCGACCTGAATGCGTCGGCCGTCGCTGGTCGGTGTGTCGAAGTGGCCTAGCACTCCCGTGTAGGTGACAGTCATTCTTCGCCCTCCAGGCCGTCTAACAAGTCGTCGGTCGTATCGGATTCGATAACAGGCTCATAGGTACACAAGCAGCCCCGATGGTCCCCAGGGTAGAAGAACGGGGAGGGGGGGAAGCCGAAGCTGTTGGACAGCACCGGGTCGGACAGGTTCGCGAAGACGGTACCGTCCAGTTCCTCGTGCGGCTCGAAGTTGGAGCGGCGCGACGACGGGTCGCCGTACACCCACGAGTATCCGGCGTGGGTCAACCCGACAGTGACCAGTGCTTCCATCACGTCCGGGCCGGTGCCAACGCCAGTAGCGATGACTTCATCCTTGGCATTGACGAGCTGCCCGTCTGCGGTCATCCGTCCGGTTGCGCCACCGGCACGCGCCATCGCTCCGCGCACAGCGCCCGGGTCTACCCGGTAGGTGTTGTCGACTTCGCCGAGTATCTGATCGTTGATGCCGCGCGTCGGGCCGGATAGCTGCCGGAGCGCTACGGCACCGACACCGAGCAGGAATGCTGCGACTGCTGCGTCATTGTTGTCTTCGGCTTTGCGTTCGTCTTCGTCGTCGTAGTCGTAGTCGACGCTGGCCAGCGCAGCCTTAGTGCGGCGCTGGGCGCGCGTGAGGATTGCGGCGACCTTTGGTTCGATGCCGCTAAGGGTGCCAGCGAGAACTTCTTCTTCTTCCAAGCCCAGGGTCTGTAGGGCGTCCAGGCCGATGGCGTGAACTACTAGGTCCTGGGGCACGTCTTTGATTTGGCGGGCTAAGGCGCCTGCGTGGGGCACTTTGCGGCGAACGCGTGCGCCTGCCATCTCCAAGCTGCGTGTGACTGCTGCGTCGGCCAAGGCCAGTAGGTCACCGAGGAGCTGTTGGTCGATTTCAGCTAACCGCTTCGATAGCGCCGTTTCTGGCTTAGCTGCCGCTGTGAGTGGCCGAGGGGGTTCTTCGCCTGGTGTTTCCAGGTCCGGTGTTGCGATTATTTCGTTTGGTGCGCCCGGCTCGGGTGGCGGCTCAACCACATCCACCGTTGCCGCCTGCGTCACGATGAGTGGCGAGTCGATGAGGCCGGTACGTTCCAGGAGGGCAGCGGTCTGTTCCGGTGTGAACAGGCCACGGTTGAGCAGCATCTTGCGCAGCAGGCCGTCGTCGCTTGGGGCGTCTGCTTCGCTGATCCCGAGGGATTGGCGCACGAACTCGTCGCTCACCAGGTTGCGGTTGTGGGCTTCTTTGACGTCTTCGCCACGGTTCGGGTTCGTCGTAAGCGACTGCGGGTCGAACCAGAAGCAGAACCGTTCCGGGTCGGGGATGTCCAGGGCACGCAAGTATTCGACGAGGTACGCCGACGTCAATGCGTTGCACGCTGCGATGAGTTTCGGTTCGAGGTGCGCCTGGTAGGTCTGGTCGTCGATGAGCCAACCCGTCCAATGGTTCACGTCGGCCATGCCAAGCAGCACTTCCGCTGGAACGTCGAGGCCCTGTGCGAGACGCTGGCGCAGCTCGGCGCGTTGTCCCGCTGCGGTGGCGTCGATCGGACGCTCGAATGTCAGGTGGCGCACCATTTCGATGTAGCGCGAAGGTAGGCGCCACAGCATCGGGACGACCGCTGCGGGTGTGCCTTCGTCGCGGATGGCTGCCGTCATCACGTCCATCAGGTCGCTTAGCAGCGGATCATCCTCGGCGGCCTGCGCAGGGTCGGACGCTTCGACTTGGCCGAACTTTGCTGGTGGCGCGACCTCTTCGGGGTACAGCAGGATGCCTGCGCCTGCGATACGGGAACGTGCCGTGGCCCGGATCATGCGCGACAGGATTTGCAACTCGTCTGCGATGTCGAGGACGCCACGTACAACAGAATCTGCTTCGGCCCACCTGCGCGGGTGCGGCGACCACAGGCGCGCAACGTAACTGAAGTCAGGGTCGAGGGTTATACCGGGCACGGTCTTGTCGGTGCTTGACAGGAGTTCGCGTGTGCGGCGGCCGTCGCGTGTCTTCCCTTCGGCGATCATGTCTTGCGGCACGATGCGTGCCTGCCAGGCGCCGGGTAGCAGCTCCCCGGGGAGGGTTTCGGCCCACACGACCAGGACGCATTCCCCGGCGAAGTCGAGATGCAGGCCGATGTCACCCAGGATGTTGCCAGTCGTGGCAGCGTCACCACGTAGAAGGTTGACCGCTTCGGCGACGGCTAGTTCCTCGTCGGTGGTGGGATTGTCGATCGGTTGCGGGCGGCCCATTGGCATCACCCGGGCGGGTACCAGTTGCGCCTTCGACAGGCTGTTGCGAATGAACCGGCCGTAGAACTTCAGCTCCGGGAGGGTGTCGTAGTAAACCCAAGCCTCTTCCTGCCACGCTTCGGACCGTGAAAGCGACTTCGCCATCGGTTCGTCAAGGCGGACCGCTGTACCGGCTGCGGTGAGCATGGCGCGACCGTGAAGGCCGCGATGTGCCGGGATGACTTCGGGCGGAGTTTCGGCAGGCTGGCGTGCCATCAGTCGTTACCTTCCCACGACCACAGCAGTGCGGCGGCGCCTGCGATCGCGAGAAACGTGAGCGGCCCATGCGTCACTGGTGCCAGGTACGCAGCGGCGGTGAATGGTGCAGCAACCCACACGGACAAGCACCACGGGCACGACATGAGCGAACCGATCCACGCTGGTGCGCGCAGGTCGACCCAGTCGCGTGGGCGGCGCATGATCTTGTCAACTGCTATCAGTCGTGTCGCCCGGTATGTGGCGAGCGCGACGACGATGAGCGTCACTGGGTCGAGCATACGGCCAGGATAGATGCAGCAGCCCTCACTGCACTGGAACCGTCGAGCAGGTTGTCGTACACGCCCTGAGCGACAACCCTGGCGTGCGAGCCCATAGCATCGTGCGCTTCGATGACCCGGTATACAGCGTCGGATAGTTCGCTTGGGGTGTCGACGCTTGGGCCTGGGACCGGACCCCAGAAGCGGAGGCCGTGGCTGACGTGGCGGCGGTACTCGGCCCGGTTGATGGTGACGACCGGGATGCGTAGTGCGGCGGCCTCCCAGATCGCGCTTGTGTTGTCGGCGATGAGGATGCTGCATGTGTCGAGCAGGGTCGGGTAGTCGACCCATGTGATCCCGGCTTCCTCGTAGCGACGCTTCCAGCGTGTTTCACTTCTCGGGTGGGCGTGCCCCACGACCTCGACACCTTCGTCCCGCATGGCAACAATCGCATCGAAGTAGTGGTCGAGTGCTGGCTTTGTTTCAGGCAGAAGGTCACAATCCCAGTGGCAGGTGACACCGACGCGGTAGCGCCGAACGTTTCTCTGGTGGTTGTGCCAGGCGTCGTACCAGGTCGGGCCGATGACGAACGCTTCGGTCCCGGGTGGGATTGTTTGCGCGCATCGTTCCGCTGGGACCAGGGCAGCGGTGAGGCCGATACGGGCGCTGGCGTTGGCGTAAGCCGGGATGTCCAAGCCTGCGTACGACTGGCCTGCGCCATGCTCGATGAGGATTGTTTGGCGGTGCCGCACCATACGGGACAGGTCGCGCCATGCGGCACCGATGACGACGTCGGCGTCGGTGACGTCGTAGTCAGGGCTTGGGTCGTAGTCGATTGTGGTGGCGTAGCCGAATGGTTCGGACGGGTCTAAGCCTTGGGGGCTGCGGAACGTGCCACGCACCTCCACGGGCAGGGCCTCCCAGATTGGGAGCAGGTGCCGTGTGTAGTGGCGTTGCGATGCGATGACGTCAATCTTCACGCCAGGCCCCGATCTCGCGTGCAAGCTGCTCGCGGTTGTCGTACAGGTTTCGGTTCTCTCGGCGGGACCGGAACCGCATTCGGCCTCGGTCGCCGGGTGTTGTGCCGCCCCACACCCCGAAGTGTTCTCCGGTGCGGACCGCTTCTTCCAAGCATGCTGACCTGACTGGGCACCCGTCGCAGAAGATGCGTCGGGCCAGCCGCATCGTGTTCTCGCCGCCTGCGCTACCGCGACGCGCTTCGCCTTCGCTGCGGTAGAAGACGGTCGGGCCTTCCCCTGCGCAGGCTGCGTCGTCTTTCCAGGTCACGTCGGGTTGAGCCAATCGAGCCAGTCGTCGCGCTTCCATTTCCACGAGTTCGTCAAGGCGTACTGGTGTGTGCGGGTGCGCCACAGTTCGATGAGGTCGCGGTCCCGTAGCTCGACGAGCACGTTGGCAAGGTCGGTGGTGTCGACGTTGCACACCGGCATCGGGCCGCCTTTCATGGGGAGCAGCTCACACTCTTCGCTGCGTTGCAGCGGGATGACGGACAGGTGGGCGTAGGGGCTCCACAGCGGGTGGACGAGTGCGACGCCACGGTTGATCGCTTCGTGCGCTAGGAGGCTAAGTCCGGCGTAGCGGCGCGGCTGGATGAGGACGTCGACCTGGTCGAAGAACTCGGTGAGGGTGGTGTACCGGGTGCGCCAGTCGAGGACGCCGGTCGACTTGTCCCAGTCGTCGACGTACGCGATGGCGTCACCTGTGCGCCGTACCGCTTCGATCAGGGTGCGGGTGCCTTCCCGGTCGAGCATGGCTTCAGCGCCGACGTGTGCCATCTTCACGGGGCCTGTGCGCGCCGGTATCGACAGGAGGGGTTCGTAGGGCCACGGGAGAATGTCGGCCCCTGGTGGGGCGTTCCATGCGGTCGGTACGGCAACCCTGGTGTTCGGTATTTCCGCCTGGTACAGCTCCGGCATGGCGTACAGGCGCGAAGCCCTGTTGTAATAGCGGATCGCCCTGGGGAGGTGTTTGCCGTAGAACGTTTCGGCGGTCAACACCACGTCGACGTTTTCGACGAACTGGGCGCACACGCCAGGGTCGAGATCCCCGTTGTAATAGGTGCGCATCGACGGGCTCGCCGGGTGGCAGTCAGTCTCTACGCCTCGTGCGCGTGACCCCATGCAGACGGTGAGCACCTGGTCGTGTGGTAGCTCACGCAACCATGTTTGGGTCAGGTGCCCAAGGCCGCCTTGGTCGCATCGTGCGACGACTCCTAGTCGGGCTCCGCTGGGCAGCATCCCCGAAGTGTGGCCGGTCGGGTCGGCGTGGCGGTGGATAGCAGGCTGCGGTTACGCCCACCTGCGTTCGAGTGCGCCTTCGACTTTGTTGAGTAGGGCAGCAGCGACCATGCTTGGCAGGGTTTCACCGTCGGGGATGCCGACCGTTTCTGCTTTGGCCTCGATAGCCCACAGCTCGCGGGTATACAGGGCAGCAACATTCCACGATACGTGGTCGGCAGTGACGAGGGTTGCCGAGAGGCTGTAAGCAATGCCGTCATGGTACACGACGGTGCATGCGATTTCGTAGCCGTCGTAGCGGAATGGGTCGGCGTTGATGAACTCGACGGCTGCGGCGAGGTAGGCCTTGGTGCGGATCAGCATGATGCGATCCCGACGAAGGTGAAGGTGTCTGCGCCCATGTTGGTGGCTCCTTTGCTGTGGGGGGTTCTTCCCCGTACCAACAACGTAGCACGGCTACTGTGCTACGTCAAGCGGAGGTGCAGGCAGCCCCGAACCGCAGGCCACAGGCTTATTTGGGGGATCAGCAGAAACCACCTTGCATAGCTCGCGTAACGTGCTACGTTATGCGTGTAGGGGCAAACGGCCCCCACAGCGAAGGAGCCACCATGAACGAAGCCGAGCTTACCGAGCGGATCAGCTACTTCGACCGCACCGACACGGCAGCGACCCGTGTTGCTCTCGAACTTGCCCGACGCGGTCTCAACGTCAGCATCGAAGAATCAGCACAGAGCAGCTCGCAGTACGTGACGATCACGGTCCAAGTCGGCGAAGTGTGGGACACCGAATCCGCCAAGGCACGATTCGCCAACCACTCGAACAAGTGCGCCACGCCCGAGTTCGACTTCCTCCTCGACGACGACTTCATGCCGTCAGAACGGTGGATTCACAACGCTGCCGACGCCCTCGTGACAGAACTCGCCGAGATCGTTGCGAACGTATGACGAACGACGACGTGCTGCTCCTGCTCAGCGAGCACGAGGGCCGCCTACGGCACGCCGTCGCAGGTAAGGGGTTCACGACCGACCAGATGCGCCTACTCAGCGAAGTGTTCCAAGCGTTCGACAACGCCGATTATTGGCTCGGCACCCACGACACTGGCGGCAACCGCCGATGAAGGCGGCCCTGTGGACTTGGGTGGCAGTCATGGCAGCTACCGGCCTTCCCGCAATCGCAGGCGGCTACACGGCCATCGGGGCCTGTTTCCTCGGAAGCGCTGCCGTCGCCGGGTACTGCGCACGGATCTGGTGAACGATCAGGAGCCGTAACGGATCGCTTCGAGCTGCCCACCGTCGGCGACCTGGCCGAACACTGTCACCCGGTGCGTACCGACAAGGGCGTCGACAAGGGCGCCAACGGTGGCTTTGATGTGGCCTTCCCAGGTCGCCTGATACGCATGCCACTCCGCGACGATGCGACCCACCTTCGACCAGTCACCAGCGGGGAGGATCTCATGTTCGGCGCCTTCGATGTCGATCTTCACCACGTCCGGCTCGATAGCTTCCAGTAGGGCGGCTATCGGCTGCTGCTCGATGTCGCCCCCCGGGGTGGACTGCGCTCCGCCGCCCGTCTTGTCCATCGACACGGTGCCAGCCGTAGCGCCGACAGCGAACGGGAGAATCTCCCATCGGTCCAACCCGGCGCGTGCGTGAACCTCTCGCAGTACCACCAGGTTCCCGCGTTCCGGTTCGACGCTGACCACTCTGCGTGCCCCATGAACCGCAGCCCACAAGCTGAACGCCCCGATGTTCGCCCCGATGTCGAGCACCACTTTGCCCTTCACATGATCGGGGTCCAACTGGTACACGTTCTCGCCCCAGCACTCCTCGTAGACGACCAGGTCTGTGGGCTCGTCAGGGCGGAACACACCAACTGCGGCGGCACCGAACGAGTCGTGGACCGTGTTGAGCAGCAACCCGCTGCTGGTCATTGTGGCTTCATCAAGGTTCATGCGTACTCCGGTACAGGAAGGTGTGGCAGGGCAAGGTCGTCAAGTATGCGTGCGGCACGGTGCGTGTACGTGTGGGCTTGGAGGATGCGGACCCGGTTGCTGTCCCGCCGTTCCTCGCTGCCTGCCAGGTCGCGAGCCTCTTCCACTGCGGCCAGTAGCGACTGGACGTCGCCGATCGTGTACGACACCCACTCGGCGGTCGGGTGCGTTTCGCGGCAACCCACAATCTCCGGCCACACCAGGTTCCCTCGTCGCCCCAACGTTTCGGGTAGCCGGTCGGACCAGTAGCGGGGTGCGTGCGCCAGGCTGTCGCCGACGATGACCGAAGCCGTCGCGTACAGGTCGGACAGGAGTTGGCCTCGCATCTTCGAGGCGTGGTCGTAGTGGGCGAACCCTGTGACACCTTCGAGTGCTTGGAACAGTTCCCGCCGCCACGTCCACGACGCGTGGTAGCGGTCCGGGTGGGAGCCCACGAAGGCGACCTGGCCTACGAACCTGCGGGCGAACTTGCCTGCCTGCGCGTAGCCGCTCATAGCGGGAGGCATGAAGTGGTGGTTGACGCCAGCGGCCTGGAAGCGGACGTCGTGCCCACCGTCTGCCGTGTAAACGTGATCGGCACGCCACATTGGTTCGGTCGTGATTTGCCGTTCGCGTTCCAACCCCCACCACAAGTCGAGGTGTGGTGCCACTGTTGGCGTATCGGCCGTCGCTGCCATGTTGAGCCACGGCACGTCGCTGCCCCACGTACGGACGTACCAGAGGGCGTCAGCGGGTAGCAGCCTCGCCAACGCAACCTCGCTGTAAGCGTTCTCCTGCAACGTGTCGACGTGGACCCCGAGGTCGGCCAGTGCTCGTAACCATTCGTTCTCGGTCGAGTGTGGCGGGTGGAAGTTGCCGATCATGATGATGCGTGTCACAGGATCATCTTCCCAGTAGCCCGATGGACAAGTGCTGTGAGCGTTTGCGCCCACACGATGACCATGTTCGTTTCGTCGTGGAGTAGTTCGGCGACCCATTCGTCTCCGGCGTACAGGATTCGGAAGAACTCCCAGCGGTCTGATGTGGCTGCTGCTTGCCGCAGGAATACGGTGGCCTGTTCGATGTTCATCGTGGCGTTCATGTCGTGTCGCTGCGGTGGATGCCGGGGCAGGCGTCGTCGTCGCACACGCGGCGGGGTGGTGGTGGCGGTGTGGGTGCCTGCGCTTGGGGTACAGGTTTAGGTGGCGGGTTCGGGACTGACACCTGCCCACGCCGTTGCGTGGTGCTGTACGTCGGGGTTCGTTCCTCGGGTGGGAACAGGTCGCCGGTCCATGTGGATTCCGTGATGCGTCGCACACCGGCGTCGAACTGGCGGGCATAGCGGCGAGCTTTGCGTAACGCCCCGGCCCTGGTCCGTGCGGACCCGCCATGCCATACGTGTTCGCCTTGTTCGATCTTCCAGTCCCATCGCCAGGGTTTCATCGTGTCGATCGTTACCTGCCAGTCACTCATTTGCCCACCTTGAATGGTGCGGCCTTCGTGCCGGTCAGGTAGTAGCTCTTCTCGCCGTTCAGGTAGTAGCTCTTCTTGCCGTCGGCGTACTCGACCGCAGGGCCGTCGGTGCGGTGAAGCTTGTTGTCGTCGTTGTACCACCACTTGTTCCCGTACTCGTCAATCTCAGGGTTGGTCATGACTTGTCCTTCGGATTGTCCCCTGGAAGTGCGTGTTGACCAGGGTGTTGCGGCAGAAGCAAGAGCAGTGTTGTCCCCTGATGTGTCCCCTGTGTGACGCCCGAATGTGGTCCACTCATTTGGTCTCCTAGACCGGCCCGACTTGTACGCCGTAAAGGTAAAAGCGCTTCATGCCGTTCATGTAGTCGATAGCAGGGCCAATGTCGCGATGCAGCTTGCCGTTCACATACCAGGCTGCGTCACCGTTCGCGTACTCGATGGCTGGGCCGTCCACACGGTGTGGCCTCCCCTTCTGGTGCCACACTTTCGTGCCTTCCGCATACTCGATCGCAGGACCATCGACACGGTGCAGCTCGTCGTTCTGGTGCCAGCTCTTGTCACCGTTCGCCCAATAGATCGCCGGACCATCCTCGCGGTGAACCTGATGGCCACGGTAGTAGCGCGTCGTCCCGTACCTGTCCGTCACGGGTACTGGGCGATCGTTGCTGCGGCGGCGCAGCCTCCGAAACAGGTTCACTGGTCGTCATACGCCTGTCGAATGTCGAGCGCTAACCGGACGGCCTGGTCGATAGCCCGATCCTTGGTGCGAGCAGACGTTTCGATACGTGCCGTCCCGTGAGTAGCGGTCGGAGTGACCACGACGACCCTCCACCCAAAGAAGCGGGTGTGTTTCACGGTGAACGATGCGGTGATCTCGGCGAGGTCGTCAAGGTCGTACAGGAGCGGTCTGGTCATGGCGGTAACGGTAGGGGATCAGCCCGGCAAGCGGACGGATCCTCCGCAGCCGCAGCGTGCCTGGGTGATGGTTGCGCCGTCGATCTGCCAAGGGCCTGTGCCTGAAACGGGGCCGCGATACGTGTGAAGCACAGCGTTCGTGTCGCGTGCGTACACGGTGGCGGTTTCGCCTTCGTTGTCGATGTCGACGCGGACCGCACTCCACTTGCCTGT